GCCTGTCGATCGATCCTTCGTGGTGGGCGCAGTGGCCTATGGACCGTGGCGTCATGCCCGACGCCGTGAAGAGCGTGCTCATCGAGTACACCGCCGGCTACGCGACCGTGCCCGACGACATCGAGCAAGCGTGCATCGAGATCGCCGCCATGATGTACCGCGACCGCCGGCGGGACTCGGGGCTCGCCTCGGAGAGCCTTGGCGACTACTCGTACACCCGCGCCACCCGCGCCGAGGTCGATGCGGTCATGGCGGGACTGCTCTCCGACTGGCGGGAGATCGCATGAGCGTCGATAGCCTCATCGCGCAATACGGCATAGCGGCGACCACCCAGCGCCCGACGACCTCGGCGGACACGACGGGCTCGATCATCAACACCTACACGAACGCGATCACCGCGCTCACGGTCTACCTGCAACAGGGCGGCGGGTCCGAAACGGACATGATGGGCGCGCAGCGCAACACGCTAACCGCAGTAGGGTACGTGCCCGTAGGAACGGCTATAAGCCCGCAGGATCGGCTCTTCGTCGGAACGGTCTACTGGGACGTCCAAGAGGTCCGGACGCCTGACGAGCGCTCTACGGGCGACGGCGTGGCTCATATGCGGCTCGCGCTCACAAGGACGCTGCCGCTCTAATGGGCGCCCGCCACACATTCAACGCTACCGCGATTAGGCAGCGCCTCGACGCGGCGCTCAACGTCGGCGCCCTCGAGGTCATGGTGCAGTTGCAGACCGAGCTGCAGAAGATGGTGAGCAAGCCCGGTCGCGGTCGTCTGTACGCCATCTCGCCATCGGGAGAATCGAGCCTTGCGCGCGTAGGCGCTGCGACCCCGTTTGCAGCCCGCAGGATCGGCGTAGCGGGCACGGCGACGAATATCCGTACGGTCATGACCAAGGCGCGCGGAGCCCGGCACAGGAACCTCCGCGCCGCCGGCGTGCACCGGGCATCGGCTCCGGGAGACCCGCCCGCGCCAGACACGACCAACCTTCGCCGGACGATCCAGCTCGCCAAGCCGACTCGCGTGACGCGCGGCACTATGAAGGGCTGGAGCATCGGCATCATGGCGGTCTACGCACGGGCGCTCGAGTACGGCTACCGCAGGATCCTGCCCCGCCCGTACGTCCGCCCGAGCATCGCGAAGATGAAGCCGCTCGCGCAGCGCATGATGCGCAACCGTCTACGCTTGTCAGGGTTCGGAGCCCGCACCGCATGAAGGCAGTAGCCGCCGCCATCCATACCCGTCTCGGCTCCTCGACCGGCGCCGGATCGTTTCACGCGCTCGTGAGCGGACGCTACTACCACGTCGAGGCTCCGCAGAACACCACGTTCCCGCTCGCAGTCTGGACCCTTGACGGCATCGAGAACGAGGACCAGTTCGACGCCTCGCGCATCCTGCGCGGGACGGTGACCTTCGATATCTACTGCGAGGCCAAGGGCGGAGCTGCCGCGGCCATGGACATCGAGGAAGCGCTCTACACGCTGCTTGACCAGCAAAACCTATCGGTGAGCGGCGGCACCTACGGCACGACGGCGATGCAGTGCATCTCTCGCGGCGTACCATCAGCGACCGACGAGTTCATCGTCATGACCACCACCTACAGCCTCTTTACGACGAGGATCGCCTAATGGCAGCAATCAGCGGCAATACTGGGAATATCAGCGGCGGCGTCGTTGGCGTCCTGAACACATGGAGCGCCACGATTTCGCGCGCCATGAGCGACGTCACGGGCTTCGGCAACTCCGGCAGGCACCGCATCCTCGGCGTCTACGACATGACCGGCAGCGCCGGCGGCATCCTTGACGACAACACGAACTTCGACAACGGCGCCAACGAGATCGCCGCCATGACCGCCGTGACCGGAGCTACGCTGACGCTCACCGCAAAGACCGGATGCACGATCGGCGCGAATGTCGTCGTCGATTCGGTGTCGCTCGGGTCAAGCAAGGTCGCCGACGCCACCCTGTCATTCAACTTCAACCTTGCCGCAGGCACCACGACGAGCAGCCCGTTCACGATCAGCTGGGCGCCCTGACCTGACCAATGGGGAGAGAGCCGACCATCGTCGGGCTTCCGATTCCGGGCGTGCCTGACATCGGCATGTTGACGTCAGAGGATGACTGGGTGGTGACGGGCGTACACGGTGGCGAGCCGTTCAAGCGATACGTCAGCAGCAACGCCGGGCGAGACGACGCGATCCGCCATGTCGCGATGGCGCTGCGGCTCAAGCCTGACCGACTCGAGTGGATCACGGCGCAGCGCCGGCACGAGGTCGAGCAGTGCATCCGCCCAAACTCCAACTGGTTACGATCGCGCACACTATGAGAGCGCCACCGACCATTGGATCGCTGACCCTGCGGTTCCTTACCCTTCGCGACTGGAACGAGCTCACCCAGCGGTGGCTTTCCGCGCGGCAGCAGGAGCACGAGCAGGCGCTACGCAGGTGCGGCGCATCGGCGCTCGAGGTGGCTCAAGCCGCGCAGGAATACGCGAATCGCCGCAGCATCTACACGCTCCTGCTCGATATGTGCAAGAGCTTCGATGGGTCGTGCATGATCCTCGAGCGCGCGGCGCAGCGGGCAGGCATTACGGCGGATGCGCTGTACGCGGAGCTCGAGGGGCTTGATCCTGACTCGGTGGCAATCCATGCCATGCGCGCATGCGGGTGGGAGATCAAGCCGCCCGACGACTCGGGAAACGTGTAGGGCCGCCATCCGATGAGGACTGGCGGCGGCATCTCGCCATGCTCGCGCGCTACCTGCCGGGCTTCGGCAACCCGCTCGACATGACCCTTGAGGACGTTGAGGCGCTTGGCGCTGCGCTCGAAGGCATCCTGCGCGCCGAGAACGGCACGAGCGAGGATGTCACAGACCATCGCGCTAGAGTAGAGGCAGAGATGCGGAGACTCCACGGATGAGCATGGCCGGAGGCAATCCCTCCCTAATCATCGATACGCTCGTCAACAACGCCAGTCTGGGCGTTGGGCTGCGCAATGCCGAAGCGCAGGTCACCGCGTCGGCGACGCGCATGGGCAGCGCCGTCGATGCGCAGATGGGCAAGTTCGGCACGCAGCTTGCCGGCGGGCTTGCACGCGGGCTGTCTGCGATGGTCGCCATCCAAGCCGCCGACGCTGCGATCCGTGCGACGACCGATGCGTTCAGGAACAACCGGGACATACCCGACGCGATCCTCGAGTCGCTGCAGAAGACCTTCTCGTCGATCCCGATCTTCGGAGCCCTGCAGGATGCCCTGATTCCGCTGGGCGAGAAGCTTGGCGAGTCGATGGCGAGGTCTGCCGTCGATGTCATGCAGAGGGAGTTTGGGCTCTTTGCGGGCATCATGTTCGGAAGCCGCACGCGCGAAGACGACATCCGCGCAGAGCGCGAGGAGCTTGCGAGGTTGCGCGCGCAAATCGATCCCGGCAACGTGCAGTCAATCGATACGGCGATAGGCCAGTTCCGGTTCGCCGTCGCAGGAGGACCGCAACAGGAGCAGCTCGAGATCCTTCGGCGCATCCGGCAGCTCATGGAATCGCTCGGAGAGTCTGTCCGTCCCGGAAACTGACCTATGGCAATCACCGAGCTCACGAACTCGCGGACCATCTCGTACAACAGCGGAAGCCCTGTCGGCGTTCGCGAGTACTACGCCTATCCATACGCGACCGAGAAGCTAGTTCTCGACGAGATCGCGGCGAGCAACATCCCCAACAAGCTCGATCCGTGGCCGTCATCCGGCTTCTTTACGCCGGCGGTTGGGCTCTATGTCCATGACTTCGCGATTAGGCACGACCCAAACGTGCCGGAAGGGTGGTTCGTCACCATCACCTACCGCGAGTGGGTGGATGCCACGATCACACCAACGCTTCTGCCGAACGATGCCGGATACATCACGATGCGCCTGTCGATGGAAGCGCAGTTCGATGATGCGTGGCGGCAGTGGCCGAGCTCCGATGATCTGGAGCAGCAGGCAGGCACGAACAAGCTTGATGACTTCCAGCGCCCCCTGTTCGCGGTCGGCACGCTCAACAGCGACATCGGCGGAACCAAGATCGATGTCGCCGGCGCAGGCGTCAGCGTGATGACGTTCAAGCAGCGCATGCAGCTTGAGGTGTCATCGAACATCCGGCCGCAGCCAAACACCTACAGGCAGTTCCTTGGGACGCGGAACCTCACTCCCTTCATCGGGTGCGCGCGCGGGACTGCCGTGTTCGTGGGAGCCGAGGCAGTCATGCCGACGCCGGGCAAGTGGCAGATCACGTTTGGCTTTGACGTGGACTACTACTTTCACCTCAAGCAAGTCCCAAAGCGGCACCCGAATGGGTCTGTCGTGCTCGAGCCCGTTGCGGAGGGAAGCGAGGGCGTTGGGAATGCGCGGATCGTCTCATGGGTCCAGCCGTTCCCGATCGGCACCGAGTTCCGCAACATAATCCCCTACTTCACAGGACTTTGACGCATGGCAAACGAGATCACCCTTCAGGTAAACATGAGCG